AATCTTTTTTTAAAACTTTGTTTCAAGATGTGTGACAACACTTTTTCGCGCCGCAGATAAGCACCTCTTTACATGCCTGTAGATCCACAGCTCGCCTCTTTTGTGAAAGCCGACCCAGGGTATTTCATCTTTCGAGTCAAATGTGGGCCGGATGACCCTGATGGAAAATGGCCGACCCTAAAGGAAAGAGAACTTGAGATGCATCCCGTCGTCGCTTTTTCTTTTAGTCTCGACGACGGGACCACCTCCAAAAAACCATCTTATGTATCCAAGCCAATGACAGCGTTGCAAGGTTTAAGGCCTACGTCGCTTAAAGCCTACTGCTATTGGGACGTAGCACTCTTGACCCCTGATGGCCATGTTTTTTGTTATGAACCAGCGGATGAACTGCTGCCAGCGTTTGAACATGTCGTCGGCAGCGTTTTGGATGTAAAGAGCTTCATCCAAATCTATGACAACGCGGCAAGTACTTTATTTTCTACTCACTCATACACCATTTCAGATCAAGTGAGAATGTTTGGTACTATGCGCACCTTCGCGCCAACCCCGCCGCGCCCGAGTATTGCACCGATTGCCCCCATCGGCTCGCTATCTTCACCACCACTGCCTAAACCCAAAAATTTAAAAAAAACAAGGTATGAAGGCTTGGCCAAGAGAAAGTCTCCAGAAGTCTATGATAAATCTGCGTCGGCTGTTGAGGAAACGGAAAAGTCACGCAGAGGAGGAGCGCGTCCAGGAGCCGGACGGCCAAAAAAATTGATAGGCCAAAATTTTTTCGAAGGCCTTTGAGAAAATTTTGATCTGCTGAAAAAAATATCCTTATAATGCAATCACAATCATTATGCGGGGAGGGGAAGATAAGTCAAGCGAAGCACAAATGTCAAAAATACAAGAATCTCTCAAACAGACGCTGAAAACCCAAAACACAAACAAAAATAGCATGAAAGCATATTCCGAAGTTAACAAAAAACTCGCGAACGGTCTCGAAGTCTCTCTAAATGTTATAGTTGATATGAGTAAAATTTTGAAGAATTATCATGTCTTTTTGGACGAGATCCAAGATCTACTAGCATCAATGAATACAATGTACGCCGATGATTCAGATTCCATCGATGAGTTGAAAAATTTAACTGATAGGGCGATATCAAAATTGAACTCAAGCTTTGGAGAACAATTAGATGATATAGCAAAGACGTACAGAAAGAATAATATGGACGCAAGCCAACTTGATGACTTGAAGAGGTTTTTGAGTGAAAATGTAGATACTGAAACCTCATACCAAACAAGTGAAGAAAATCTCTCTTTCAAAAAGTGAAAAAAATTGCAAAAAAAATTTTGAAAAATCTTTTTTCAAATATTTTCCAAATTTCAAAAAAACTTTTGATGAAAATATTTAAAAGATGCGGAGCGGAACACGTCATCACACAAGGACGCAGGGGTGAGATGTGATGCACGAGCTAGAAGGAAACGCAGAACTCGAACTCATACCCATCTCGTCGTACTTCGAACACGACGCAAGCGCTTGCCGGCATATTATCGTCGAAGAGCCGAATGGGGACTTAAATATCGGGTTCAACCCGGAAATAGCGCCGCCACCATCTAGTGCTGCTAAGCCTTCAGAAGTGGTATTGACGGGCGCGCACCGATTTTCCATTAGGTATAATTGTGCCTTAAAGCACATTCATTACTTGACCACATTAGGGTGGTCGGCTTTGTGTTGGAGCAAGGGTACTCTTTTCCGCATCCTTAGTTTGGTTCTTTCTGCCTTCGTAAGTTTTGTTTTATTCACACGAGATGGACGGATTGAACTTTGGCGACGAACATGGATTGATTCTTTTGACGATGCGTGTATTTTACTCCATTTCACTTGTAACATGATATCGATTGTATATTTGACCATTTATGGACCAAGTCACGAGTTCTGGGTTGTGGAAATTGTATTAAATGGAATTCAATGGTTCCTTTATCTGGGTATTGTGTTTAGCGTTGATATTGAACGCGTTGATAGAAGACCGAGAAGTGCGGCGACCATACATCCCGAATCGGATGTTGAATCGGATGTGTAGCTTTGAAATGTTTTGATTCGAAAATAATATCCTTACAATTAAAATGAAGTATATTTTTATTGCTTTCATAGCTATCATTTTGATTTTGATCGTCATATTATTCATAAAAAGTAAGACTAAAACTAAAACCTGGGGTATTCTATTTGCAAATACTTCTAATCTTGGCGACGATGTGCAAACTATTGCCCAAATGCAATTTATACCTAAAGGCTCCAAGACAATAATTGTAGATCGAGAAAACTTAGATAAAGAAAAGAAAAGGTGCAATGTAATTATGAACGGGTGGTGGATGCATAACGATAAAAATTTCCCTCCCCATCGGAACGTTAACCCGCTGTATATCGCTTTTCATATTGAAAAAAAAGGTCTAGTATCACCAAAAGCTATTAACCACTTCAAGAAATACGGACCGATCGGTTGTCGCGATCTGCACACAATGAAATTATTAAAAAAGAAGGGCGTAGATGCATATTTTAGCGGCTGCCTCACACTGACCCTGAAAAACCCTTTTACAAATCCTAAACGTGACAAAATATATATTGTCGATGCTCACTTGTCATCGAAAGTCACATATCCATGGGGAAGTAATGACTTATTGCAAAAACTAATTCCAAAACACATCAGAGACCAAGCTGAGTATATCGAACACGAAATTCCCGATTCGATTGACAAAGACGACATGCATGCCCGCCAAAAGTATGTTCAACAGAACCTTCTGAATAAGTACGCACAGGCTCGCTTGGTTATTACTTCAAGACTTCATTGTGCACTTCCGTGTGTTGCGTACAACACTCCAGCAATTGTGCTGTTTTCTGGTCTAAACACCGATAATAGGTACGGTGGGTTGAAAGATTACGTTCATGGATACTCGTCGATTGAAGACGAAGTAGATTTCGATTTTGAACATCCAAAAACTAAATTAAGTGCTGACGAATTAATGAAACTACAAACGAAGATCAGAAATGACATTCAAAGCAGGGTAGATGCCGTGAAATGATGATGATCCTGATGCGATTTTTTTTTGTTTTATGAGTATAATCAATGCCTATCTTATGCTTTCCGAGTGATTTTGTTTACTGGGAATCGATTGATAAACACGAAGAAATTAAATTGAAACTTTTGCCAGCAATCACGGCAGCTAAAGACGACAATAAAGATAATCCGTGGTCGGCTTCTATCGTGAATTCAGGCTTTGATACCAATGAAAAGGCACGGGAAAAGAAAAACGCCATGTTGAATGATTTGTTTGTAATGGAGCATGTAGTCAAGATACCAATCAATCATCTTTTATCGCAGCTGTCTGAATTATATCCTTTTAAAATCGAGGACCTCTTTATCAAAGACTGGTGGTGGAACTTCTATGATCGTGGCCATTTTCAGGAACAGCATCATCACAGCGCCCCCCCCGTTGAGAAGGACGGTAAATTATTTTATCCCGCCGTGTCTCTGATATATATATTACACGATGAGAATATATCAAGTAGTGTTTTATTCAATAAGACAGCTCCCGTTCCAATGCAGGCCACCTCCCATGATTTAACCTTCGATACTGGGGATTTAAAAGATGTCAAAGAAGGAACAGTGCTGGTGTTTCCGTCTGGATTAAGACATTGTGTACGACCGTGTTCTGTGCCAGGTAGAGTTACATTATCGTTCAATGTGTACGCCAATTTGAGTGATAATATGGAGTGGCCCATTCGACAGCGAATTTGACAAAAACAAAAATCCGATTTGAAAATTGATGGATCGCATGAAAAGTTCACATAAGGAATGGAATAATACTCTTGATTGATCTATCTCACAATAAGAATGGCAAGAACCAAACAGACAGCCCGCAAATCTACCGGAGGAAAGGCACCTCGGAAAATGCTCGCTACAAAAGCTGCTCGCAAAACCGAACCCCACTCCGGAGGAGTTAAGAAACCTCATAAATACAGGCCAGGAACGGTTGCCCTTCGAGAAATCAGGAAGTATCAAAAGACGACAGATCTTCTGCTCAGGAAGCTGCCGTTTTCACGACTCGTCAGAGAAGTTTCTCAAGGTTTCAGGAGTGATATTCGCTGGCAGGCGTCTGCAATGCAGGGTATTCAAGAAATCACCGAAGCATTTATCATAGGTCTGCTGCAGAATGCAAATTTAGGCTGCATACATGCAAAGCGTGTAACATGCATGCCTAAGGACGTAGATTTGGCACACAGAATTAAGTATCGCCAAGAAAATGGCATATAAGATATAAGAAAGTAAGACATAACTAGTAAGACATAACTGTAAATAGTGTGTTATATATAATAAAGAAAAATCATTTTTTATTTGTCATTTTTTTTGTCATTTAATTTTGAATCATTGTTTTTCATCATCATTCCGTAAACTTCGTTGTTCTCAAGGAGAAATATAAGCTTCTTTCTGAGATTATCTAACTCAACTTTCATGCGACTATCAGCTTTTAAGCTGACTTCTTCAATGTCTTCTATTTTTTTCAGAAGCTTTTGTATATTTGTAATGTTGATGTCGTTGTTCTGTGAAACCACAGTAGATATTTTAGAATTTAAGCTGTTTAGCCTTTGCGTTGTTCTAACAATACTATCATCATACTTTTTTTCCAAGGATTTTATTTTTCGTATGTTAAGCAATATCAAATAAAATATTATCGCCACGCACATACTCAGAGCAACGTCTACGATCATTTTGAATTATGTTTAGATATTTTTGTCATAGTCTCTTTCATGTCTCGCCATACTCGTTTTCATCGTTGTACTCATTAATATCTTCATCGTCGATCAGCTCAATGAAGGTAATATGATCTGTTATCGTGTGTATGAAATCGGCACTTTTAAATTCAAGATCGAGAAAAGGTGCATAAATCGATTTTTCTCGTAATGAATCGACAAGGTTCAAGAGATAATCGTAGTTGTATGATAGGTACAATTCTTCATATGTTAGCATATTGACTTAAAGACTTATGGAATAATGCCGAGGAGTGAAAAGCAAGTTTCGATCACTAAGAATTATGACTCCTCGTCGTGTGCCGTATGAAATATGGATCGAAGAGAATAAAGATCAATTGGATGCCCTTATTCAAGAAGTCTTTAAATCAATTAACAAAACTTCAATACCAAAAATGTTCAACGTCGAGCATCAATATGACGATGCATTGCATGATTCTTTGCTTGATTTCATATATCAGCACTCTAGCTCATCATTGAGAAAAAGCTAGGATGAAAACCACGAACAGTAACAGAAAGATGCAGAGGATGAGAATACTAGTGAAGAAGCAAATGTATGGGAACAGTTCATTGTAGATCATCGAAAGGATTGGCTTCACAAGAAATTGTTTTGTGGCACGCGTGAATTCCTCACAATCTAGTTCACCTAAAAGATCTCTTAGAAATTCGTAATTTTCGCATTCCTTAGCTGTCATCCATTGATTTAATGAGACATTTATTTTTTGTATTTTGTTTCGCTGCCTACAAAAACTTTATTTAAAGGATAAAATATATAGTTAAAATTAAGTGAAAGGATGCCCGGAGGGATTCTCCAATTAGTCGCTCAAGGCGCGCAAAACTTATACCTGAACGGCCAACCACAGATAAGCTTTTTCAAGAAGGTCTTCAAGACGCACACACAGTTTGCAACTGAATCGATGAGATTGAACTTCAACAGAACAACCATGAACGTGTCTGATACTACAACATTGATATGTAAGATAGATCGCAACGCGGATATGCTACAGAACATGTACTTTGCGTTTTCAATTCCACATATTGGGAAGAAAGATGGAGAGAAATTTAAATTCGTTCAAAATCTGGGTGAAGCGATAATTGATAATTATTACATAACGATTGGTGGGAATATTATCGATCGACAGTATGGTGAGTGGTTGCATATCTGGAACGAATTATCTCTGAGTTCCAATAAAACATACGGATATTCAAAGCTGATTGGGAATGTTGCGGACATGTATGCGCCCGACGATTATAGTCGAAAATTCAATGAAGGAGAAATACAAATTTTCGGTCGTAAAATTTATGTACCGCTTCTGTTCTATTTCAATAAAATTCCTGGACTGGCCATACCGTTGATAAGTCTACAGTACCATTCGATCGAGTGCATAATAGAGTTAAGGCCTCTCGTTGATATATTTACTGTTGGTAATTCCAGAACGTCAACACAGGAGGCAACGACGCGAAAGCCAACAAAAGCCGATTGCGAGAATTACTTTAATGTTCAGAATAATGCTGTGCACATCGACCCATATATCGAAGCTAACTATATTTTTCTTGATTCAAAAGAAAGAACTTACTTTGCGAAAAATGATCAGAGCTACCTGATTGAACAGGTGAATAGATCTAGCTTTGATGACTTAAAAACGAATAACGTCCTCACCCTTGATATCCACAATCCTGTGAAGGAGCTAATCTGGGTGTTATCTCGAAGCGATAAATCACTATACAACAGGTGGTTTGATTTTGTTGATTGGGACAACATCAAAACTAATGCAGATGACAAGCCAACCATGAGCGACGTTCGTGATTTGAGCGATAACTCTGCCAGCGGAGAAATCTTATCGAGTGCGCGATTCATGTTCAATGGGCAGGATCGCATGGAAACGAAGGATAATTTCTATTTCAACATCATACAACCATATCAGCACCACACATTCATACCCAAATCAGGTATATATGTTTATAGTTTTTCATTGAACCCAGAAGCCTTCCAACCAAGTGGATCATGTAATGCATCAAAAATAAATAAGTTTCAAATGTATCTTGAATGTATCGCTCCGCGCGACAGCTCTTACACATATGAATTAAACGTCTATTCTGTGAATTATAACATGCTCGAGATTCGCTCAGGGCTTGGGGGCACGAAATGGGCGTGAAAATCTGATTTTGAAGTTTCGAAACTTTGAAATTATTTTGCAAATTTGCAAATTTTTTTCCAAAAATTGATGGATCTCATTGCTTGATGAATCAAAGAAGCTAAACCGTACTCACACGCAGCATATTAACACACACAAATGTCTGGAAGGGGCAAAGGAGGCAAGGGATTGGGGAAAGGCGGTGCCAAGAGACATCGCAAGGTCCTTCGCGACAATATCCAAGGGATCACCAAGCCTGCTATCCGCCGTTTAGCACGCCGTAGCGGTATAAAGCGTATATCTGGCGAGTTGTACGAAACAGTACGCGGTCACACGAAAACGTTTCTCACGAATGTTATTTGTGACGCAATCACATACACGGAGCATGCTAGGAGAAGGACGGTCAGTGCGATGGATCTCGTATATGCGCTCAAGCGCCAAGATATCTCGGCTTACGGGCAATGGACAGGCTATTGACAAAACAGGGGTTTGTTAAAACATGGATGCAAAACATGCATTCATAAAAATTGATGGAGTACATACATGTAAATACACAATATAAGGAATATATACACATGCCTTTATCTATCGTGAACTATGGAAGGGCCAAGGAATCTTTGAAGATAGCTTGGCAGAAGAATAGGGACCCAAACAAGCTCGAATTGCTCGTCAAAGATATTGTCTCTGAATATGGTTCATCTCTTCTGATAGGCCCTCGACCCTATTCAGAAAATTCATGCGAAAATATGCTTAGGACTTTCATCTACGATACGTGCAAAAGCTTGAAGTATGAATTGCATAGGGAGACAGCTTTCTATCAAGATGATAATCAGTCATTTTACGAATTTGTTGTGAAACCACTCAATGAACAAATCGTATCGATGTACATCGAAAAATGCATATCGGAAGGGTACACGTGTACCGATGATATTATCGAGGAGATTAAAAGATTTGACGCGAGTACAAACATCACGCGTGTAGATAAAAATAGAGTTCACTTTGAAATCATCGAATAAAAATTATATTTTACTTTTTTTGAACAGCTAGCCTGTCATTAACGTCGACATTTTTTTGTTTGATGATTGGCATTTGTATATCTGTTCTTGATCCGTTTTGATGAATTATGGGGTTTGGTACAGTATATATATTGAGGATATCCTCACTCAATTCTGAAAGATAAGAGTCAATTTGTTGCGTGATGGGAAAAAGGCTGTTTGTTTTTAAAATTTTTATGATACCACTGTAGGAAATAGCATAACAGTGGAGAAGTATGAATCTCTTGACTTTTCTATATCCCTTCATATTTTCACAGTCTTTACAGTGGTATCCAAACAAGATGATATCCCAGTCTTCTGGGATATGTTTCATTGATTTTTCCATCTTGTGGTAAATATTGGAGGGAACATTTACGTCATCTTCAAATATAAGACCATGACGATGATTGTTGTCAACCACATCCCTCCATACTTTGACATGCGATAAATAACACCCGATTGCACCCCTGGTAAGCTGATAGTGTTTTGATCTGAAGCCGGTTGTTTCGATTTGTTTTAGTTCTCCCCTTGCGACCTCCGATAGTGGAACTTTACTGATATCGAGCTCGCCTCCGTCGACGGCACTGATCTTGGTCAGTTGCATTTTACTAGCATCCGACGCTTCGAATGTTTTCATAAATCGCTCAAGCCTGTCTGGACGTCTATCAAGATTGATAAGATATGTTTTTTCAAATATTGGATCGTCTTTTTTAGCATTGATTATTTGTAAGACACAAATCAACAATGTCACCGTCAAGAAAATAATTAATGCTTGCGAAACTGTATCCATTGATTATTATAGATATTTTAAAATATGTGGTTTTTTTCAATTGATGTCTAGATAACCTTGGAAAGGATCGTCATATGATTCGTAATCTTGCATATTTGTAACTGTTTTTTTCAAGTTAGCTATATTGATAGCGTAAGTTCTCATCGAGTGATATGTTAGCGGATTCTTGAATTCTTTCTTGCTCTTGAGGTATATAGGGTCTGTCACATGGTCGTAGTACACGAATGGGAATTTAGCGACAACGTCCTTATCATTCACATAATTATATATATCAAGCTTTTTGTTATTGTTTATGATCTGTTTGAAATCCATCGTCGTAAGTTTTGGACTCCCGAACAAGACAACTTCGGCGTCTAAATTTAATTCATTTGCAATCAGTACCGCTGAAATCGCGCCAATCGAATGTCCTGTTAGTACCATCTTATTGCGCATATCAAGGTTCAATGATAGCATAAGTTCCTTGCATTCCTGGGTGTATCTAAAGTATCCTTCGTGTATGTTTTCGTGGTTCTCCCATAGATGTAGGCTATATCCTAATTGTTGAATGTTACTTGTTCCGCGGAAGACGACGATATCTGTTCCTTTCTGATTATGATGATATACATTTTGATTGGCCCTATGTGTATAAGCTTTCCGGTTTAGATGTGCACACAACACATGGAGTTTATAGTTTGGAAGACACAATGGCTGCGGCATCAGTTATGTTACATAAAGTTTTTATTTTGGAATTTATTTCCACAGCCATAAATTGGAAATTTGATGAATGCATTTTTTATAAAATATTTTCCTATATGTTCACGAATATTTTCAACTTTAAGAAAGTCTCCTGGAGAATATTTCACT